CAAATACACAAGTTATCAATATTAAGAGATCAATATTATAGTTGCCTTTCAACAGGTTTTGACACCTATATGAGGAACACTTCACCAAGGTCCAGTTTTAATGATTACATCTTTTTCCTCTATGGTTTCAAAAGTCTTGTAGCACAAGCCACTAGCCAGAGAACTGCAGAATTCCTAATGGACGTTAGGTACATAGTTATGTCATGTTATGCTGATTATACGAATGTCAGTGAACTGATAAAAGACAAATTCTCGCCTCACTACCCCACATGTTTTTCTCGCTGGATTGTTAAAACTCTGAGAGACAAAGTTGGTCCCATACAATCTGCATATAAAAATAAAGGAGGTTTCCATCATAATCTACCCATGTTTACAGGGGATGATAGAATAAGAGCTAGCTTAGGTGGGTCAATTTCCTTTCCATCTTTATGGGGTAATTATACCCTTGGACACCTTCAGGACTTGTTTGATGAGCTCTTTGTGTATGTACTGACTGGAAAAGAGCCTTCAAGTCAATATCACGAAAGCATAAAATCAATCGAGACAATTCTCAAATTCCAAAGGATACATGACAGCCTAGATGTAAGACAGCAGAATGGCATTCATGATTTTAACAGCCTTAGAGAGGGTTTGATAAAAAAACATCCTATATTTTTGTGGAATGATGCAATACACACAAGTGCCAATCTAGTGAGCAAATCGATTAATAAGCCACATGTCAGGAAAAATATTGAGAAGGGTACACTCTTTGAGGTTATTTCTGAATTGGAATCCACAAAGGCATGTGTCCCTGAGTATGAAAGGATTGCATGAGGACTTCAAACCGGCTGCTCGTGATATTGAATCCCTAAGGAGACATCTTTTGGAAACAGGGCAAATAATTATTTCTGAATTTCAAAGTAAGCCCTACATCTTCAAAGGTGTCCCAAAAGGCAGCCCTGTAAACCCTGCCAGCGCTACAGGTAGGTCAAAAGTCCATGATTTGCAACTTGATATGCTGATAAGGCACCCTGAAATAATTACTGTGTTAGATGTTGCGAACTGGAACATCTTTAAGAATAGCTCAAGGGTTGAAGCACATATATGTATAAAGGCTCAGTATGGGGCTAAAAGAGAGTTCTATGTTGTTAACTATGGTGCAAAGGCACAGGTTAGAGTTTTTGAAAACATATTCAAAGCTATAGCTAAAGAACTTCCAAATGAAATGATAAGTGTGCCCGGTGACAGGAAGATGGAGTACATGTCCAAAGCTTTAAATTCAATAATAAAAGAAAGCAAGGAAACTGGTGACACAATAATGTATACAAATGGTGATTGTACCAAGTGGTCCGCTTGTGAAACAATGGCAAGCTTTTTACACATGGTTAGAGGCTTCAGTTCGCTTTTGACACCAAGCGAACAGGCCTACTGTGAATCACACTTGGCAAGCTGGTCAAACAAATCAATAAGGGTTCCCGATATTCTACTCCAAGGGACAAAGTTTATAACACACAAGACATCCTATCTAAATGAAACTGGTACCATAAAAAGCAGTCAGAATTTTTTGCAAGGCATGTTTAACTACTCATCATCAGTAAAATCTGTCTGTGCCACAGAATTAGCCATAAAAGCTTGGTTTTACAAATGGGGTCTTAAAAGACCCATTATTGTAAAACATTTAGAGCATTCTGATGATTATGTGCTGATAACAAGAGTCCAGAATATTAAAGACTTTGAAGACTTCAGGGTTATGCATAAGTTGTGCCAGAGACTTCATGGGATTGTAGATAGTGAGAAAAAAACAAATAGCCAGAGATTTATAATGGAATTTATCTCTCTGATGTGCTTCAACGGTCAAATTGCATACCCACACATTAAAAAGACAAAAGAAACTGGGTTGAATATTGCAGGATTAGGCTATCAGACTGATATAATGACCTCCATATCTCGATCTAGTGAGTCTGTTAGATTAGGTGTTCCCCAAGTACCAGCCTATGTACAATCACTACTTCAATCAATAAATATATACAGAAAGTATTCCCTTCAT